CGAAATCCCGGCAGGAAAAGTTGGTGTTTCATTTACTGGAACCGTCCGAAAAATTACTATTCGACCGAATTGGAGGTATAAGATTTGATTTATTTAACAAATGGGAATATGTCTCTGAACGCTGCCTATGCTGATGAAATTGTTCAAGAGGGTAATAGCACTTATCAATTGTCCTTCCGATTTCCGACCTCGGATTCCTTATGGGAGCAGTTGAAGGAGGAAACGTTCCTAACGGCTGATGACATTCACGGTGAACAGGATTTTGTCATTTTCGAGGTAGAGAAGAAGCATGGCTATATTCAAGTCTATGCGAATCAAGTATTCACCCTTTTGAATAACTATGTGGTCAGTTCGCTTACTCTTGATCAAGCGACTGGCTCAACTGCTCTCAGTCGTTTTGCTGGCGCTATCACTCGTAACAATCCATTCTCATTCTTCTCTGATATCGAAGATAGACACACTTTTAATATCGGCTCTAAGAATGCCATGGAAGCATTCGCGAAAGACAAGCATTCCATCCTTGGCCAATGGGGTGGCGACCTTGTGCGTCATGGCTACCAGGTTCGACTTTTGAAAAATGGCGGTTCGGAAAACGAATCGCTTTTTATGTACAAAAAGAACCTGTCTAGCTATCAGCATAAGACCTCTACCAAGTCTTTGAAGACTCGAATTACCTTCAAGACCACCGTCAAAGGTGAGGGAGAGAAAGCGCCTGATCGCACGTTCACTGTTACTATCGATAGTCCGCTCATTAACAAATACAGTCAAATCTACGAAAATGTGATTGAGGTTAATGACCAGGATGTGAAGGATGAAGCAAGCCTTCGTAAGTATGGTGAGCAGTATTTCAGAACAACACTCTGCGACATGATGGAAGATAGCCTTGAGCTTGAGGTTGTCGGTCAGAGTGACGTGCCTGTCCAGATGTTTGATATTGTGAGTTTATTTCACGATGTCTATAATCTTGACGTGCGCAAGAAGATTACTAAGTACACTTACTCACCAATGGGCAAAAAATTGAAGACAATTGGTTTTGGGCAGTTCAAGTCAGGTCTTGCGAATGCGATTGGCAACGCAGTGAGTGATGCAGTCAAGGGTGAAGCTCAACAACTCCAAAGTGATTTCGAGAGGCAGTTAGCAAGAGAACTCAAGAATGCTAATCTTGCTTTTGACAGGCAGAAAGAAGAGTTTGTCAATCAATTCACAGACGGTCTCAATGCTGCCAAAGCCAGAGCTGAAGAAGTTAAAAGAGAACTCTCTGATACTATTAATCAGCGATTCGATAACTTTGACAACGCTTCGATACAAGAAGCCAAGCGCAGGGCTGAAGAAGCCTTGCGAAATGCTGGCGCAAGTAGCTTACTCGCTCAAGAAGCCAAGCGGATTGGTGAGCAAGCAAGAGCAGACATTACTAATCTGCAGAACTCTTCTCAAAATGCGCTTAATCAGATTGAGTCGTTCAAGACTCAGTACGGCACTAAGCTAAATGAAGTTAAGAGCACTGCAGATAGTCTGTTTACTAAAATGGGAGCTGTTGAAACTTACATCAGCAAAGACGGTCAGCGACAAGAGAGCTTGCAACGTTATGCTCGAGACGAGAGCGCTCGTCAAGTCAGCGCAGTACGTGAGCAGATATCCAGAGATTACGTTGGGAAATCAGCTTATCAAGAGGATGTGAGAGGTCTAGAACGTCGATTTAGTGCGATGAGCACGCAGACGAACAATGACATCGCTACAAAAATCTCTCAGTACAAGCAGACGGTCGATGGCCGATTTGCAAACCTTACCTCTCAGATAGCTGGAAAGGCTAACCAAGTCGATTTCCAACGAGTCAGAGAAACCAGTCAACTCTATGAGCGTATTATTGGCAGTAATGAGAACGACATCTCTAACAAGGTCGCTCGCATGGCTATGACCAATCAGCTGTTCCAGGTTGAGGTGTCTAAGAATGAAGGTCTGAAAACCGTTCAAAGACAGTTGGCCGGCTCATGGTCCGTTCAAAACATTAACTCAGCTGGGGATATCATCTCTGGAATTAATCTGGGTGCTAATGGGTATAACCGATTTGACGGTAAACTGACTCACATCACTGGCGAAACCTTGATTGATAAGGCAGTTATCAAGTCAGCAATGGTTGACAAGCTGAAGACAGGCAATTTTGAAGCTGGTTCGGTCACGTCTACAATTATAGGTGCTGAAGCCGTTACTGCTGATAAAGTGAGAATGGACCAAGCCTTTGCTAACAAGCTAGTGGCAAGTAACATCTTCACAGATATGCTTGCTGCGAAAGAGGCATTTATCAACAAGCTTCGGTCTGTCGTAGTCACTGCGACCTTTCTAGAAGGTTTTCAAGGTGAAATTGGAGGTTTCAGATTCGGTAAATACGCGAACAGAAATGGATATTTCATAACAGGAATTAACTCTGTTAGTATTGGGATGGGGAACGGAACGAACGCTGGTGCGAACAGAAACGCATTTTGGGCAAATTGGGGTGAAAGCTTAGACACCCCTGGCCCCAAAGCTTGGTATGTCAATACAGACGGGAAGATGTATTGTAGAAATGATGTAGATTTCTATTCGAAAGTGGATTTCGCAAGTACATCAAAGGTTAATTTCTACTCTAGAATCAATGCTCCAAGAGGAATATGGATTGGCTATGATGATGTGGAAGGTGAAGGGGATAATCCTGATGGTGGATACAATAGAGTTGTCTGGTGGAGTCAAATCGTCACTGGGAAATGGAGACAACACGCTGGAATCACAACCGGTTCGGATAGAAAATTGAAAGATAATATTGAACCGACATCAGTCAAGGCATTGGATAAAATAAATGCTTTAAATTTAGTCGCATTTGACTACATTAAGGATAAGACTCATGAAGAAATCGGTCTGATCGCGCAAGAAGTGTTAAATATTATCCCTGGTTCTGTCGAGAAATACGAGGACGAGGATAATCACTTAACAATCAATTACTCAAAGTTCGTACCTTACTTAATCAAGGCAATCCAAGAATTAAATCAAAAAATAGAAAAAATGGAGAAAACAATAGCATGAATAACAACATGGATGCAGTAGTAAATCAGTTAACACTTGATTCACTGACTAAAAAACTAGCAGTAAGTGAGCAGGAATCAGCTAAGAATGAGGCTCTTTATTTGTATGCAGCAAGCGAATTGCACATGATGAAAGAGGTCCTAGAATACGACCCAGCTCTAAAAGAGCTATTTGAAGAAGTGAAAGGAAAAATGACAAATGGCAATTAATAATTATGAACTAGCAAGCAAACCTTATACACGAGGATTTGGAGATAATATCAAGACAGTAGTTGAAATTCGTTTATCAGAAGGCAATCGTTACAGTACGAACATGCGTGAGCTTGTAGGAGATCGCACAAGTGAACCAGAAGATGTCTTGATTCAAGCGGTGCTGGATATCTTAAAAGCCGAGCTAGATCCAGGCAACGCTATTGTCAAAACACAGGCGCAGCTTGAACAGGCTAACCAGAAGATTGCGCAAAACGAGAGTGAACAGAACAAGCTCGCAGCTCTTACAAATAAAATCGATAAAGTAGTGCGTGTCATGGCTCAAGATTCTATCATGGGGGAAAAAATCGCCTACGGTACAACCTACAAGGAACTTGTCGAACTCTTCCCACTTGTTGAGGAAGGCAAAGCCTATCAACCAGGTGATATGTTTGTCGTTGAAGATCCTGAACACGTCGAATTGAACGGTGAGGGCAAGCGAGTCTTGATTCAGACGAATCAGGCTTTCATTTACAAAGGCGAATCTCTCAAACAACTTGAAGGCGGACCATCTCAAAATGGTCTTCTTGCAATCTGGAAGTGGGAAGGGCAGAAGAATGGAAGTGATCTTGGAACCACTCGAGTTCCTGAACAGTAGATAGGAAGTGGTCTGATTGGAATTACTAGCATTTTTGGATAAATTAAGTCCGATTCTAATCGTAATCATTCCTAGCTATTTTTCTTTCAAAAGCACGCAGAACACGAAAGAGACTGATAAGCAAATCAGTCTCTTATCTGACAAAATTAGCGCTATTGAAAAAACAGTTTCCAATGTTGAGAACATTGGCAAAGATAATAGCAAAGGATTGAGTGTTATCGGAAAAGGTCTTCAAAGATTACAGCGTTTTCGATTGCAAGAAAACCTAAAAAAAGCCATTAGAAGAGGCAGTACCAATCAGCATGAGATTGAGGAATTGTCTCGTCTTTATGAAAGTTACGTGGAACTTGGTGGGAATGGAGCCATCAAGGTATTGTATGAAAAATTTCTAGCATTAGAAATTGTGGAGGAAAATATAAATGCAACAGATTAACGAAATTATCACAAACGGAGCAGTCAGCATCCTGGTTATTTTGCTAGGTATTGTAGTTAAGGCAGTCAAGGAATACCTTGTCAAAAAAGGTGGTGAACAGACTGTCAAGATCGTTGAAATCCTTGCCAAGAACGCAGTCAATGCTGTTGAGCAAGTCACTTCTGAAACTGGATACAAGGGCGAAGAAAAATTAGAGCAAGCACGAACTAAAATCCGTACAGAGCTTAGCAAGTACAATATCAGCATGACTGACAAGGACTTGGACACATTTGTTGAGTCAGCAGTTAAACAGATGAATGATGCGTGGAAGGAGCAATAGAAATGATCAAAATCATTAATAATACGATTTTCAATGGAATTGCAGGTTCTCGTCCGACCGAAAAACCAAAATACTACATCATGCACAATGATGAAGGAGCAATGGCCTAATGCATTGCCATAAAACGAAAGGAAAATAAACAAATGAAAAAAAACGACTTATTCATCGATGTGTCTAGCCACAATGGATACGATATTACAGGTATTTTGTCTGACATGGGTACACAGAATACTATTATCAAAATTTCTGAAAGTACAAGCTATATCAACCCTTGCCTGTCCGCTCAAGTTGAGCAATCAACCCCTGTTGGATTTTATCATTTCGCATGGTTTGGAGGTGACATCGAAGAAGCTGAACGAGAGGCACGCTACTTCCTTGATAATGTACCTCAAAAAGTAAAATACTTGTGTCTTGATTACGAAGATCACGCTAGCGGAGATAAACAGGCAAACACAGATGCATGTATTCGCTTTATGGAAATCCTCAAAGAAAATGGCTATGAGCCAATTTATTACAGCTACAAACCTTTCACGCTTAATAACTTGGACTATCAGCAAATCCTTGCACAGTTCCCAAACAGTCTTTGGATTGCTGGCTATGGGTTAAATGATGGTACAGCTGACTTTGAATACTTCCCATCTATGGACGGCATTCGCTGGTGGCAATACTCAAGTAACCCGTTTGACAAGAATATTGTCCTGTTAGATGATGAGGAAGATAATTCAATCAGTAAAAACGATCTAAAAAGCCTTAATACCATAGCCAATGAGGTCGTGCAAGGCCTTTGGGGTAATGGGCAAGAACGTTTTAATAACCTATCAAATGCTGGTTACGATGCGCAAGCCGTGCAAGACAAGGTAAATGACCTCTTAAATGCTGAAAATACTAGTAAAGACTTGGATACGTTAGCTAATGAAGTGCTACAAGGCTTGTGGGGGAACGGTCAAGAGCGTTTCAACAGACTAACTGATGCAGGTTATGATGCCGAAGAGGTTCAAGACAAAGTAAATAGCCTTTTAGGTGGTGGAAACACCGTAGATCTTAATACCATAGCCAATGAGGTCGTGCAAGGCCTTTGGGGCAATGGACAAGAACGTTTTGACAATCTAACAAATGCGGGATATAATGCGCAAGCAGTTCAAGATAGAGTTAACGAATTGCTTTCTTAAAGATCTGACTAAAAATCTGTATGAAACCAAAAATATAGTACACCAACCGCAGGCAATAGCTTGCGGTTTTTTGTTTGCTCAAAATAGAAAAAACAGTGATGGTACTCACTGTTTTTCTTGTAGTGTATGGGCGTAAGAAGCCATGCTGATAGCGTGTTTTAAACGCATGTTCATAATATCTGATACACCGTTTTTATACTTATCTACTGCCTGAATAGATACGCCACAGTTTTTGCTGATAGCATAGGCTGTGGCGTTGTCTAAAAGCCAGCGGATAGCTTCAATATCTACTGACATATATTACCTCGTAAAATACCAAATCACAAATAGGAGCAGAGGAAGTCCGATAATAAATTCAACTTTTTCACGCTTGGTGGTTTTTCTAATTTTTAGATTTACTTTCATTATTTTTCCTGTTATAATTTAAGTACACCCCCGAAGGGGTGGATAGTGATTTCTCACTATCCAAATTCGATGTGCCATTCAAAGCTGATTATAAATAAGTTTATTTTGACTACTAGCTTATTTGTTTTTACTTTGAGTGGCTTCTTTTTGAACCTAAACATTTTATTTTCCTTTCTACTAGTTTCCTTGTCTAAGGTTTCCTCCTTAACCTTATGTATCTATTATACAACTAAAGTTGTATAACGTCAATAATTTTGATGAAGTTTTTTAAATTTTTTTCAAAAAAATAGACCTTGTCCAGAGGTCGGGGAGTTGGAGGGGACACCCTCCAAGAGCGTTGATTTAATAAGATTTTATTTTACCTTTTTCATAATAATCTCCCTTAACTCCACCCAATCAGGTGGAGTTTTTTGGCTCTATTTTAGGACTTTGGGGACTATTCTAAAAATAGTTTTCCGATATTTTCGGATTTTGGTCGGGGAATTGGCGGGGACTTTTTTAGCGAATATGATTAAGAAATAGGTCTGTTGTAGCTTCAGCTACTTCAACCTCACTTTGAATGTAAGTGACTGTTAAATGAAGGAATGGAACTATTGTAATGACGATTTTACTTGTCCAGTAGTGGCGTATTAAATGAGGAGTGACATGTAAGATTGTCTCTTTGTTTACTAAATCAAAATTTCTATGAAATTGATAGAATCCCTAACTTTCTCTTAAACTTGAAAGTCTTGTTGTAAAGCGGTAAAAGCTTGAGAAGCTGAGAATATAAACCTTTGACAAATTTTGTGAACTATGGGATAATAAAAAGGAATTGAGTACTAGTTCTATATCATAGGCTAGAAAAGACCCCAAGCTCACGACCAAATAAGCTTGGGGTCTTTTTGACACTATCTGTCCTTGTTTAGCCATTTATCAACTAATACTCTTCGAAAATCAAATTCAAACCACGTCAGCTTCACCTTGCCGTACTCAAGTACAACCTGCGGCTAGCTTCCTAGTTTGTTCTTTAATTTTCATTGAGTATAAGCGAAGAACGACACCGACCACAATTGGTCCGATGATAGTTTTAAGTATTGTATCCATCATGGGCTATCTCACCTCCTTTCGTAGGCGGTGTAGCAGTGCCGAACAATATTATACCACATATGTGCTAAACTCAGGCGTCACCCAATCGGGTGGCTTTTTTGTTTGTGGCTTGGATTTTTGATATAATAGAGCCATGAGTAGAATTTTAGATAATGAGATAATGGGGGATGAGGAGTTAGTGGAACGTACGCTCCGTCCCCAGTATTTACGTGAATATATTGGGCAGGACAAGGTCAAGGACCAGCTCCAAATCTTTATCGAGGCTGCCAAAATGCGGGATGAAGCGCTGGATCATGTCCTCTTATTTGGCCCTCCAGGCTTGGGAAAAACGACCATGGCTTTTGTTATTGCCAATGAACTGGGAGTAAATCTCAAGCAGACTTCGGGTCCAGTCATTGAAAAAGCTGGGGATTTGGTAGCGATTTTGAATGACTTAGAGCCTGGGGATGTCCTTTTTATTGATGAGATTCATCGCTTGCCCATGTCTGTGGAAGAGGTGCTTTATAGTGCCATGGAGGACTTCTACATTGATATCATGATTGGTGCTGGTGAAGGCAGTCGCAGTGTTCATTTGGAGTTGCCACCTTTTACCTTGATTGGTGCGACGACTCGGGCTGGTATGCTCTCAAATCCGCTACGGGCACGTTTTGGGATTACAGGTCATATGGAGTATTATGCTCATGCTGACTTGACAGAAATTGTCGAGCGGACGGCAGATATTTTTGAGATGGAAATCACCCATGAGGCAGCATCTGAGTTGGCCCTACGTAGTCGTGGCACCCCTCGTATTGCCAATCGCCTCCTCAAGCGCGTGCGCGATTTTGCCCAGATTATGGGGAATGGGGTTATCGATGATGTTATTACCGATAAGGCTTTGACCATGCTGGATGTTGACCATGAAGGTTTGGACTATGTGGACCAAAAAATCCTTCGGACCATGATTGAGATGTACGGTGGTGGCCCTGTCGGATTAGGAACTCTTTCTGTTAACATAGCAGAAGAGCGTGAGACGGTTGAGGATATGTACGAACCTTACCTAATCCAGAAAGGTTTTATCATGCGGACACGGTCTGGACGGGTGGCGACTGCTAAGGCATATGAGCACTTAGGTTATGAATACAGTGAAAAATAAGCAAGAAATTCTAGAGGCTTTTAGAAAAAATCCAGATATGATGGCTATTCTGACTATCATCCGAAACCTGGAGTTGAAAGATTCCTGGTTGGCAGCAGGTTCTGTCAGAAATTTCATCTGGAATTTCTTGTCAGACAGACCAGCATTTGATCTTGAAACAGATGTAGATGTGATTTTCTTTGATCCGGATATTTCTTATGAGGAAACCTTGTCCCTAGAGAAAAAACTGAGAGAGGATTTTCCTCAGTACCAGTGGGAATTGAAAAATCAAGTCTATATGCACCAGCACAGCCCGCATACTAGTCCTTATACCAGTTCTCGTGATGCTATGAGTAAGTATCCAGAACGATGTACGGCTGTTGGACTACGTTTGAATGAAGAATCAGATTTTGAACTCTATGCACCTTATGGACTTGAGGATATTTTGAATTTTCAAGTTCGCCCAACTCCTCATTTTTTAGAGAATCAAGACCGAATGGCTCTCTATCAAACACGATTATCCAAGAAAAATTGGCAGGAGAAATGGAAAAATTTGATTTTTAAAAATACTTAAGGAAACTTTAAGCTAGGAAGTGTATACTAAGTCCATAAGTTAAGAAGACCTTAACTTAAACTCCTAAAACTTTTTCATAATAATCTCCCTATAAAAATAGAGTCGCCCAATCAGGCGACTTATTTTTTTGAAAAATGGGCTTTGTGCCTGAGAATAAATAGCTTAGTGATAGAAGAAAATAGGGAAATATGGTATAATGAAACGATAGATTTTTGAATAGGAATAAGATCATGTTTGGATTTTTTAAGAAAGATAAGGCTGTGGAAGTAGAGGTTCCGACACAGGTTCCTGCTCATATCGGCATCATCATGGATGGCAATGGCCGTTGGGCTAAAAAACGTATGCAACCGCGAGTCTTCGGACACAAGGCGGGCATGGAAGCATTGCAAACTGTGACCAAGGCAGCCAACAAACTAGGCGTTAAGGTGATTACAGTTTATGCTTTTTCTACGGAAAATTGGACCCGTCCAGATCAGGAAGTCAAGTTTATCATGAACTTGCCAGTAGAGTTTTATGATAATTACGTCCCGGAATTGCATGCGAATAATGTTAAGATTCAAATGATTGGGGAGACAGATCGCCTGCCTAAGCAAACTTTTGAAGCTCTGACCAAGGCTGAGGAATTGACTAAGAACAACACAGGTTTGATTCTTAATTTTGCCCTCAACTATGGTGGACGTGCTGAGATTACACAGGCTCTTAAGTTGATTTCCCAGGATGTGTTAGATGCCAAAATCAACCCAGGTGACATCACAGAGGAATTGATTGGCAACTATCTCTTCACCCAGCATTTGCCTAAGGACTTACGAGATCCAGACTTGATTATCCGCACTAGTGGAGAATTGCGTTTGAGCAATTTCCTTCCATGGCAGGGAGCCTATAGTGAGCTCTATTTTACAGATACCTTGTGGCCTGATTTTGACGAAGCGGCCTTGCAGGAAGCCATTCTTGCCTACAATCGTCGTCATCGCCGATTTGGAGGAGTTTAGGAGGAAATATGACACAGGATTTACAGAAAAGAACCTTGTTTGCAGGGATTGCCCTGGCTATTTTCCTACCAATTTTAATGATTGGGGGACTCTTGCTTCAGATAGCAATTGGAATCATAGCCATGCTAGCCATGCATGAACTTTTGAAGATGAGAGGTCTAGAGACCATGACGATGGAGGGCCTCTTGACCCTCTTTGCAACCTTTGCTTTGACCATTCCCTTGGAGAATTATCTGACTTTTTTACCAGTTGATGGGAATGTGGTTGCCTATAGTGTTTTGATTTCAATTATGTTAGGAACGACTGTTTTTAGCAAGTCTTATACGATTGAGGATGCTGTTTTCCCGCTTGCTATGAGTTTCTACGTGGGCTTTGGTTTTAATGCTCTATTAGATGCTAGAATTGCAGGGTTAGATAAGGCACTATTAGCCTTATGTATCGTCTGGGCGACAGACAGTGGTGCCTATCTTGTTGGGATGAACTATGGTAAACGAAAGTTAGCTCCGACCGTTTCTCCAAATAAAACCTTTGAGGGTGCCTTGGGTGGTATTTTAGGCGCTATTTTAGTAACCATCATCTTTATGATAGTTGACAGTACAGTTGCTCTTCCATATGGAATTTACAAGATGTCAGTCTTTGCTATTTTCTTTAGCATTGCTGGACAATTTGGTGATTTACTAGAAAGTTCGATTAAGCGTCACTTTGGTGTTAAGGATTCTGGGAAATTTATCCCTGGACATGGTGGTGTTTTGGATCGTTTCGATAGTATGTTGCTTGTATTTCCAATCA